CGCAGCTCGTCGGGGCCGGCGGTGTTCACGAGCACGCGGTCGCAGTCGTCCGGGCCGATCTGCCGGTCGCTCGTGTGGCGCCCGGCGTCGAGGCCTGGGCGGTCGATCCACCAGACCTCCCCGCCCCGCTCGCGGATGGCCTCGACCTCGTTCGGGAACCGGGTCCCGCAGATGGCGAACGTGGTCGCCTCGACGGTCTCGTGTAGGGTCTCGATCCGCCGCATCGTGAGCCGGACCCAGATGTCGGGGTGGACGAGCTCGCGGCCCCACTCGGTGCCGAGCGTCCGCAGCAGGTCGCGGGGGACCACGTCGATCCCGCCGACGCCGACCGCCCGCTCCTTCTGGGTGCGGTCCCGGAGGACCTCGCCCGGGATGTCGAGCATCGCGGAGAGGCCCCGATAGATCGGGTCCGCCCACTGGAGCGGGTACGCCGCCGGCACCATCGACGCCGCGAGCGTCTTCCCGGCCCCGATCCTGCCCGCAAGTCCGACGATCCTGATCATGCCAGCCTCCCCAGCTCCAGCCGGGGGCCGGCGACGTGCATTGCCCGCAGCCCGCCGGCCGGATCGTAGATGAAGAGCTCCATCGCCCGCCGGGCCCCGACGAAGCCGCTGGCCGCGTGCCAGTCGTCCGCCGGCCCGAGGCTCGGGGCGATCCGCACGAGGACGCCGTCGATCGTCTCGATCGGCCGCTGCCACTCGGCCGCCTGGTGGTGAAGGTGACCGGTGTGGACCTCGCGGTAGGGGCTCGCGGCCCACGCCGCGGCCGCCTCGTGGGCCATGAGCTGCGGAAGCCGCCGCTTCGCCCGGTGGCCGTGGACGAAGCCCAGCAGGTTCCGGCCGTGGGTCAGGTACTTCCGCGGCGTGTAGGTGCCGTCGACCGTCACCCGCTTTGATCGGGCGTACCGCTCGACCGCGATCCGGTGGAAGGCCCAGGTCAGGGTCTCGTCGTGGTTCCCGTTGACGACCAGCACGTCGGCCGGGGCGACCATGGACGCCGTGTCTATCACGCCGACCAGGGCGTCGGTGCCGACGCTGATCATCTTCTGGAGCCGGCCGTCGCGCTCCAGGGGCGTGCCGCTGGTCGTCGTGCCGCCCGGGGTGTCGTAGTGGAACAGGTCGCCCAGGCCGGCGACGGTGATCCGGCCGGGGGCGTACTCGGTGGCCGCGTCGAGCAGCTCGGCCGAGGCCTCGCGGACGAGCCGGGCCGCGATGTCGAGGTCATAGTCGGCCTCGCCGGTCGAGCGGCCCCAGGCGTACTTTCCGAAATGGGTGTCGGCGACGACCAGAACGGCCCACGGGCGATCCTTGACAGTATTGGTCAAGGCGCGGCCGCGTCGGACTTTCGCGATTCGCGAACTGCGAAGGTGTTTCCATTTTCCAGAATCTGGAACACGTCGCCGGATCGTGTCGCCGGCGGCGGCGATCATCGCCTCGACCGCCTCGGCCACGCTCGGCCCGGCCTTCGGGCGGAGCCGGACGAACACGCGGAAGAGCTCGGTCACGACCGGCTGGCCCGTCTCGCGGTCCGCGGTGAGCCCTTCCCACTTCGTCGCCTCGCTCGCCGCGACCTCGAACCGGGTCAGGTCGGCCTCGATGTGGGCGAGGAGATCCTCGACCGTGCGGATCGTCCGCGACACGCTGCGGGCCTCCACGGCATCGCCGGTGGCCTTCTTCGTGACCTCCTCGATCGTCAGGCCGTCGCCCCCGGCCGCCTTCGCGGCGGCCTTGCCGGCGACCCTGTCGGCTAATCTCGCCGCGCGAGCCATACGCGTAGCCCTTGGGGTCCGCAGAGCTCGATCCCGTCGGCGGCCGCCTCCTCGATCAGCAGGTCCGCGAGGGCCGACGCCGACCCGAGGCCCCCGGCCTGGAACCGGCGACGGACCTCGAGGAGCTCGGCCTGGTGCTCGGGCGAGAGGCGCGAGAAGAACCCGACATGGCGAACCGGCTTCGCCCTGGCCCGCTCCGCGACCCGATCCGCGAGTGACATGCAGCCTCCATGCCGATGGTCCGTCGAGTCTCGCGGGCCGGCCGGGCGAGTCAACCTATCCCCAGGTGGTCACGCCCCCAGTCGTTCAGGGCCTCCTTTCGCTCCTCACACCCGCAGGGACCGCCGATCACGGCGGAGACCCGCTCGGGCGTGATGCCGACCGCCGACAAGCCGGCGGCGACCATGTCGCCCAGGCCGAGCCGGGGGCGCGGCGAGGGGGCTGCGTAGTCGAACACGACCGGCGGGCGTGTGGTGGACGCGGGGCAGTTGCGGCGGAGGTCGCGACGCTCGGACGCGAACCCGCACTCGGGACACTTCCCGCTCGAAAAGTCGCAGTCGCTCATATATCGAACACGTTGCGGTCGACGCCGTCGCTGTAGTGTGCGACCACGGAGTTTATGACGAGCGTCGCGGCCGACTCTGCGACCTGACCGTTCGGCCCCGCGGAGTTGTACGGCGGCGAGGCATACGCCGCGACCCATCCAGGCAATCCCAGGCGACTGGTCTGCCATGTCGCAGGTATGAACGGAGACGGCAGAGGAGACGACTGCGACTGGCCGTTGATCGAATCGCTGGGCCGATTGCCGTAAGAGGCGTAGGTCGTGTGGTCCGGGAGAGCCTGGCATCCAGACTGCCCAGGGACGAGCACTCGTTGCCGGCAATACGTCACGATCGAGAGAACGGTGTCGTACTGAACCGGCAGCGATTCGAGCTCCGCTTTCGTATACGCCGCCGGGGCCGGCGGGTTGTTACAGTTGATGAACGGCGACGTACTGCCCCTCACCCCTGACTGCAAGCCATTCACGCCGACAGATATTCGCGCAAGTTCGATGCAAAGGTTCGTTTGCAAGAGCCCTGGGATCTGGAAGGCCGCAAGGATGTCCACGGAGATAGATATGAAGCGCGAGAAGTAGCCCCATTTTCGCTGTGAGAACTCAGTCAGCGAGTAGACCCCAGACGACGGGGCAGACCGTAGCGCGCCCGTTTCCCATGTGTTCGGCTGAAACGGACACGTCCCGTTGTAGCCCGCAGTAAACCAGGCGTCGCCGCCCCACCCGGTGCAGGTAATATCCACGTCTATCGTGGTCGGGTAGGGATTCCCGTCCTCGCCCGTGATCGTCGGGCATGGGCAACACGGCGAGCACGGGAGGAGCGTCACGCGTCAGCACTCCGCCGCGATCAGATACCAGTACCCATTCCCGCCGCGGGCGAGCATCACCCACTTACCGCCTGCGACGTTCGCGAACTTGTTCACGCAGTTCGCGAGCGTCTGCCCCGTGGTCTGGGTCTCGTTCGGAGGCGTCCCGCTTTCCCAGACGTTGATTGTCGCCAGCGTGCCCTTGTTCCACACGGTCCCTGTCCTCCCGAGCCGCACGGGATCGCCGTCGTCGCCGCCCTGGCGGAACATCACCGCGGACTGGTCGCGGTTCCCACGCTCGTACGCGCGGGTCGCGGCCGCCATGCGACGCGCTGCGTCTTCGGTGAGTCTTACGGTTCGTGCCATCAGAGGATCGTCGGGGTCCCGAGGGCCGTCGCCCAATTTGCGGTCGCGTACAGATCGACGCCGGCTCCGCCCTTGATCACGCTCGGGGCCTGGCCGGCGTCTTTCTTCGTGCCGTTGGTGTTCAGCGCCACGGGCTGCTTCACGGGCTTATTGTCGTTACCCATGATCACCCGCTTTTGCCAGATGGGGCCGTTGTATAGCTCCATAAATCCGACATCCCACGGCATCGCCTTCCAGGTGTCGGGCTCGTATCGGAACTCCCACCGGCTCTCGATGAACTCCAGCGTCCCGGCGTCGTCGTCCCCGTCGAGCCTAGAAATCGACTGCTTTCTCGCGCTCTTGAAATATGCCTTGTAAGTCTTCGCCGCCCCGCCGGCCCAGGTCCCGGAGTTCACCTTTCCGGCATACGCCACGATGTCGGCCTGGAGCGTTGCCTCGCTTTCGTAATACTTCGTCAGCGTCCAGCTCGTCTCCTCGCGCTCTTTCTCCAGACCTTCGAGCGGATCGCCGGCCGCGTTCGTGATCGTGGCCCCGCTGTTGTCGGTGAACGCCGGGACGGTCGTCGTGCCGCCGGACCGCTCCCACACATCCTCCGGGATGCCGTTTTCCCTCATCACCTTATTCGGCGGCGGAATGTAGTAGTTGATTGTCAACAGCCACCGCATACCGTCATCGGTCTCGGGGGCCAGTTCGAGCTCTAGGGCCTTCAGCTCGGAAAACTCGGGGTGTGGTGAGCCCCAGGTGATCCCCATGGTCGCGGTGACGCCGCCGATGATCTCGGCCTCGGTCGTCAGCGGTGAGTCGACGCGAATCGTCCACTTTCGGACCGCCCGCATGGACTCTCCGAACCTGCCCGACACGCTGGTTCCGCGAACCACTCGATCGTAGGAAACCCAGGCCATTAGTTACTCCATGGCGAACGGGTAGTCGGCTTCCTGAGTCTCGACGGCATCGGCGATCCGCTCGAGCACGCCGAGCTGTTGCTCCTGCACGTCGCCGCCCGTGCCTCGCATGATTCGGAACATCTCGGCCACGCCCTCGGACGACCTTGAGTCGATGCCCTTCAGGGCCTCGGCCACATCGACGACGACGGTTTGCTGGACCTCCACCGGCTTTCCGACCGACGAGGTGATAGTGGCGGCGGCGGTGGTGGCGGAGGAGGCGAGCGCGTTCGCGGCGGAATCGAGGGCGGTCGTCAGAGGGCCGGTAGCCCTCGGGAGGCCCGTCTCTACGCCGGTGGTAAACGCCGCCGAGAACGCCGCACCGGACGCCGCGAGGGAGGAGTTTGCCGCCGCAAGGTAGTTGTCAGCCGTGACCTCCCACCCCTTCGAGCTTTCGCGGAGGTCCCGAGCCGTGTCACCAAACCCGGGAGCCACGTCCGCCAGTTTCGCGGCGGCGAGTAAAAGGCCCGAGATAATGTCAGAGAACGCCCCGCCGACCGTGTTCCCGACGAACTCGAACAGCCGGAACGCGCCATAGAAAGCCTGGGCGACACGGCCGCCCAGATCGAACATGCCCGTCCACCGCGTCCCTACGTCTGCGAAGTACGAGAACACGGCGGAACTGTTGGCGATCAGCGCGTCGCCGACGACTGCCAGAGCACGAGCACCGGAGAGCAGACCATCACCAAGAGCCTGCCCGATGTTCGCCCCGTCGATCGACCCGAGGAACCCTATGATCTGCGGAGTCAGGCGGGCAATCGCGGCCGCGATCACCTCCACGCTGGACCTAACGCCGTCCGCGACCGACTCAAACAGAGGACCGATGGCGACGAGCACGTTCGAGGCGGCCTCCGCGATCGCACGATAGAGAGGCTCGAACGTCTGGCCGATGGTCGAGAAAACGTTTGTCGACTGAGCCGACACGATTCGGCTGAGGTTTGCGAGCGACCCGCTCGTCCTCGCGAAGTCGCCTTGTGCGGACGCCGTCTGGCGGAGGATCGCGGCGTACGCGGCCTGCGCTTTGATTGCAGGCGTGAGCGATCCGCTGGTCGATGTAATCAGACCGCGAGCCAGCGCCTCTTGTTTTAGCGTCGCCTCGTCCAGCAGCACGCCGAACCTACGGATCGGCTCCGCTTCACCCCGGAGGGCGGCCCCTAGTGCCTGAACAGCTTCTTCGACTGACGAGTTATTGAACGACGCCAGGTCTGCCCCGAGGCTGGTCAGCGTCGTCGCGTAGTCGGCTGCCTGCTCCCGACCGAGCCCCATTGCCGTAAAAAGATTCCCGAACGAGCCGGTCGCAGATAGGGCTGCGGACTCGGCGAGGCCGATTCTGCTCGCCTGTTTCGCGAACTCCGCGACCCTTGCCGCCGACTGGCCGAAGATAACGCCGGACTTACTCGTCTCCTCGCCGAGCGACGTTGCCGCATCGACCGCCGACGAGATCGACGAAACTACGCCCGCGCCGAGGTTTGCAAAAGCCCTCGCCGCTGCCGCCGCACCGCTCACGACAGACCCGAACAACTGCGCGCCGGCAATCGCCGTCAGCGCTCGCATGCTCGATTCCAGGCCGCTGGTGTCAGACTGAAGCGACCGAAACGCGGACGACGCCGCCTTGACGCCGGACGTGAGCCCGGACGTGGACGCCGTAAACACCGCGGAAACTTTACCGATCGCAGCCATTCCCCGGTCCTTTCGTAGCCGCGAACGCGGCGATCTTTGCGGTGATCTCGTCTTCGGTCAGCTCGCGGCTTGGGTCATAGTTGGGGAGGAACATGTCGATAAACGACTCGTCTAGCTTCGCCCCCATCGCAATCGCGATGAACAGGGTCGACTTTGCCGTCCGCATCCAGTCTTCCCCGAACGGCTCCACCCGGTGGTAGGCCATCCAGCGATGAATCTGGTCGAGCGTGACCTCCCTCTTCCATTGTTCGACGTGCGGGATCCGGTGGTGAGCGGCGAGCCGGTACAGGAAGCGATCCGCCACCACGGAGTCCCCGGACTTGAGGACCGTCTCCCAGCACTGGAAATAGATCCACATCACGACCCGGTGGTTCGCGCGCAGCACTTTCGCGGCCTCGACGCCCGCCGGCCTTCCGTCGGCGTCACAGATACAGGTCGTGAGCGTCTTCGCGATCAGCTCGGCCGGCGGCGTGGCCCCTTCCAGCTCGCGATGAGCCTTCGCCAAGGCGTGCCATTCCTGGAACGTCGGAAAACGCAGGTGGACGAGATCGGCAGATCCGGGAGGCGTCACGGCCACAACGTCGGGCGAGGAGTCTAGGGCGGTCACGATCTTTCTCCTGTCAAGCGAAACACGGCCGACCCCACAAGGAACTGGCCGACCTGTCCGGTTACTTCAAACGAATCGAGAAACGCAGGCAGCGACAGCGACCCGCCGGCAAACAAAAGCGAAACGGTGCCCTTTAGGCCGACCATTTCGTTGTTGTACGGGGGACACCCCCATAGCGTGACCTCGACCGTCCCCGGGTCAATGGCCGTGCAGTCGTAAGACTTGAGGACGCGAGCCTCCGCCCCGAAGCCGACAACTTCGCTCGACACATGCGTCTTCTCGAAATACACGGCGGACGCGGGCGACGCGCGGAACCGCGTGATCGAGCCTAGACGAGACCCATTGAACGAAAGCGTCGCTCCCTGCGAGGAAGGCGTCGACATACTGCACGGCCTCCGCTTGCATCAGGCCGCGTAATCGCTCGTGTAGCTGGCCGTCCACTTCTTGAGCTCGCCGACGGCATCGTCCGCGGTAGCGTCCATGCACTTACAGGTCGCGCCCTCGGCGGTAATGGTGGTGCCGAGGGCCGGAGGTGAGTCGAGGCCTTCGATGGTCACAGTCACGACGGCCGCGCTGCCGCTCTGCCCGTTGTCGGTCAGGCCGTTCTCGTAGGTCCTGCTCGCACCGTGTGCCAGTGCCAGAGTGGAGTTATCAAGCCGCGGCGTGGAGTTACTGTTTCGCGCGACCTTGACGGAGACCTTCGTCGCTCCAGCCACGCCGAACGCGGAGAATCCCTGGGAGCTCGTGAACGTCGGGGAAGCGCCTGACATTTATACTGCTCCTCATGTCGCGGGATAAAAGGACCATTCCGCCGAAAACGTCGCGTAGGTGCCGACCTCGTAGTTCTTCTCGTAGCTTTCGCAGATCCACCCGGTCGAGACGTTCGCCGCCGTCACGGCGAGGGTCGTATTCGACCGCAGCTTGCCTGACACCGAGCAGGTTTTCGTCGCCGTAGCGGCCCCGGCTTCAATGAGCGGAGCGGGGGCGTACTTGCGCTCCGTGTCGCCGAGGACGGTCACATCTTCCTTCGGCGTTGCGCCAGCCGTCTCGATGTTCTTGAGGGAGACGCTCGTCGCGCCGGCCGGAATGGTCGGCCCGCCGCTGGGAATGGTGGATAGTGGCATTTAGCCGGCTCCTGTTGTCTGGTGCGATTTTACGGACGGCAGTCGATGCCGAATCTCACGCGTCCCAGCGGATCTCGACGGAGAGCTCGACCGTGTAGGTCGGGGTCTCGCGGCCCTCGAGGTAGTCGGGCTGGCCGTCCCGCTCGTCGAGAACCAGGCAGTGTTCGATATTCGTCCCGTGGGCGGTGCCGGCGAACCGGTGGATCTTGTCGGTGATGTCCTCGGCCAGGTCCCACGCCTCGACGTAGTCGTCGGCGTAGACCGCCACCAGAAACCGGGCCACCGGGTGGATCTGGTCGGCGGCCGGCGTGTCGTCGAACGCGTCGGCGAGGACTTGCTCGCGGGTCGTGCCCTCGCGGGCGTAGATCACAAAGGGCGGGTTTTGCGTGCCGGTCATGCCGACCGGCCACGCCGTGCAGGACGTGGCGGCCTCGATCGCTTCCTTCAGCCAGACGTGCGGCGTGGGCATGGTGTTCCTATCGTGGGGTGACGCCGCCGGCGATGCCTCGCTTCGACATGCCCGGGTTCGCCCCCGAGGCGAGCTCGGCCGCGGCCTTCTCCAGGGCCTTCGCCATCTCCGCCTGAAGGTTCGCCCCGACGATCCCCTTCGTGGCGGTGTAGGTCTTCTCGACGATCTTCCGCGGCTCGATCCCGCGGGTCGTGCCGAACTCCAGCCAGATCGCTTTCCGCGACTCGAATCCGAACTTGTAGCCGAGGATCCCGAAGACGGCCCCGTCCTTGTTCCGGCCCTTGTAACGGGCGACGAACGTCGCGGCCCGCCGCAGAGCGCCGCCCTTTCGCTTGTAGTTGGTCTTCTGCTCGCCGCGAACGATCGTGGACTTCACGACCCGCGTTCCGCCCTTCGGCGTGTTCCGCTTCAGGAGCGGGACCGCGGTCTTCCCGGCTCGCTTCATCGCGGCCTGAAGGTGTTTCTTCGCGATGTGCCGGGGGAGCTCGTTGTATCGCTTCATCAGCGCCCCGATCTCGCCCGAGACGTTATTCCACCCGAGGACGATCATGTCCGCTGCTCCTCGACCGTCAGCTCGAGGTCGTCGCCGCCGGGGACCTCGACGACCGCGGAGACGTAGAGGAGCCGGTCGCCGCGGCTCGGCCACCGGAGCCGCATGTCGCCGGCCACGTCGTCCCTGTACCGCGTGTAGACCGTGGCCGTGATGCCGCCTCCGACCTGGCCGCGGCGGGCCTGCTCGGAGTAGGTCGTGGCCTCGTAGGAGCCGAGGATCTTCGCGACGGTCTCCCAGGTCTCGACCGTGCCGCCGGCGACGTTCCGCGAGCGGACGGGCCGCTCCAGGATGAAGACCTCGCGGTAGCGTCCGGAGGGCCGCATCACCAGCCCCCGTTCCACGAGGAGGCCGCGAGCAGGGCCTCGAACGCGTGGGGCAGCTCGCCGCCGCCCTCGGTGTTCAGGACGCCGCGGTTCTCGAACTGGTGGTTGACGTAGGCCAGGATCGCCGAGCGGATCATCGGCTCGATCTGGGAGCCCGGGGCCGCCCCGGCCCAGTAGGTGACGACGACCTTCTCGTTCGTGGCCGTGTCGAGCGTCAGCGTCGCCGGAAACGCGTCCTGGTCGACCTCGTAGTCGGCGGCCGCCAGGGCGACGCCGGCGACCGTCACCGCGATCGGGTAGGTCGCCGAGATCAGCACGGGCGGGGCCGGGAGGTGCAGCACGCTACCGCCGGCCTGCCAGGTCGCGCGGTACTGGGTCGCGACGAGCGTCACGGAGAGCCGGCTTTCGACGAGCCGGCGGGCCGCGGCGATCTTGTCGAGAAGGAACCGGTCGAACTCCGTCACGTCCGCGAGCATGCCGCACTGGGCCTTCGCGTCGCTCAACGAGACCGGCTCGACGGAGGGCCACTGGAGGACGCGGGTCGTGTCGGGCTTCGCCATCGTTCCCTCCGGATGGACAGAAGGCCGGGGCCGGCATCCCTGCCAGCCCCGGCCCCTGAAGAATCACGATCCGACCGATCAGGAGGCGGCCTTCGCGAGCCGGGCGACGAACTCGGGGGCGTGGTTCGCCACGCCGAACCGGGTGTTCGCGACGTACAGGACCTGCCGGTTCCGCATCAGGACTTCGCGGCCCGCCTCGATCTCGAGGCCGGTGTCCTTCAGGCCCACCGCGGTCGACATCGCGTAGTCGCCGTAGAGGGCCAGCGTGGTGGCGGGGAGGCCCTTCACGATGTAGACCGGGGCACCGAACACCGTGGGAACCACGCGGCCGCCGCCGACCGTGAGGGTCGTCTGCTGCGAGCTCCAGATCTTCATGAGGTCGACGTAGCCGGCCCGCGAGCAGACCCACGAGCTGGTCCCCATCACGGTCTCGTCGACCTTGCCGACCACGTCGGCGAGGTTCGCGAGGGTCGTCGCGGCGTTGGCCGCGACGGTGATGGTGTTCCCGGCCGCGACCGCACCGGCGAGGCCGGTCACGGTCGGGTTCGAGGCCTGGCCCGCGAGCCAGAGGGCGTCGAACCGCTGGGCGTAGGCGAGCGAGAACCGCTCGGCCACGAGGCCCGCGATGTCGAGCGGGCTGTCCTCGATCAGCGAGCGACTGATCGCGACGGAGGCCCGGATCTCGTGCATCGTCAGGCTCGCGACCGAGGACACGAAGTCCTGATCGGTCGTCGGCGTGCCCTCGGCCACGATCGCCGCGGTGGCGTCGCCGACCTTCGGAAAATCGATCTTTTGGCCGCGGGGCCGGACGACCGTCGCGAGCTGGAGGGCGACCGAGGCGTACTGGAGCCGGTTGACGATCGCGTTGTACAACTCGGTGTAGACGTACTCGGCCCCGATGCCGTTGTAGGTCGGCGAGGTCTCGCCCATCGCCCGGACTTCGCCGGTGCCGACGGCCTTCAGGTACTCGCCGACGGCCTGGGCCGCCTTCCGCGAGCTGAAGAGCTTCACGCCCGAGCGAACGTCGGGGGTCTTGCCCTCGGGCTCGTCGGCCGTCTCGGGCTTCGGCGAGCTGGGCGCGGTGCCCGTCACGGCCCGCAGGCTCGCGAGCCGGTCGTCGAGGGCCCGCTCCGCGGCGGATTCCTTGCCGATGTTGTCGGCCTTCTCGCCGAGGGCGGCGAGCCGCTCCTCGATCCGGGTCCGCTCGGCGTCGTCGGCCGGCTCGAGGGCCCGGAGGCTCGTGATCTCGGCGGCGACCTTGGCGGCTTCGTCCTGGAGGCGGGCGAGCTTCGGCGACGGCATGGGGAGTCCCTTCGTGTTCGTGGCGGTGTCCTTACCGCTCGTCACGATATGACCGCCCGCCGCGGCAGAATCTCGCCGCGTTCTACGGTAGGACGATCAGCGGTCCGGCTCGGCCGCGCCGATACGCGAGATGATCTCGCGCTGCCCGGCCGCGATCTCCTGGAGCGTCTCGGCCTGGCGGCCCTGGGTCTCGGCCAGCGAGCGGAGTGTCTCGCTCGTCGTCTTCAGGTACTCGGTGTGCGACTCCACGACCGGCACGACAACGGTGTCGTGGAGCGTGGCCGAGGCCGACCAGAACATCCAGAGAATCACCGCCAGCACGCCGGCCGGGATGCCGATCGTGTTCAGGAGCGCACCGGTGGGCCCGAGGGCCTCGATCAGTTCGGACCGCGTCACGTTTCGCTCCTGCTGTTCAGCCACCGGATCACCAGGGCCTGGACGATCGCCGAGATCGCCCAGACGAGGACGAGCGTCGTGAAGGCCATCCCGCAGTTTTCGGCGTAGACGGCCCGGACCCGCTCCTCGATCCGCCGGCGGATGCCGCCGGGGGCCGGGATCCCGTCGGGGCCGGCGGCCCGGAGCTCGCCCTCCATGGCCGCGATCTGCGACAGGGCGACCCGGACGATCGCGTCGCACCGCTTCCGGCCCAGGAGCCGCCGCCGCATCGGCCGATCGCCGAGGGCCCGCCAGACGGCCTCGCGGGCCTGGTCGAGCTCGAGGGGCGTCATCGCGAGGCCTCGCAGACCGAGCACGCCGCGCGGGGGCCGGCGACCGTCGAGAGGAACGCGGCGACCCGGGTCGAGCAGGATCCGATCGTCCGGCCCTCGCGCTCGCCGAACAGCACGCCGGCGAGCTCGCCCTCGGCGTTGAACATCGGGCCCCCGGAGTCGCCCTGGCGGGCGGTGCCCTTCATCTCGACGAACTGCCGGGGGTGGGACTTCGTGGGCGAGAGGTAGTCGGTGACCGGCCCGGTCTGCTCGAGGTACTTCCCCGGGCCATAGCCGGCGATCGTGATCGGGTCGCCGAGCCGGGGCGCGGTGGCGGCGATCGTCACCGGCGCGGCCTTCGGCCTGACGACTGACAGGGCCGCGAGGTCCCACGCGTCATCCCACGCGACGACCGTCCCCTTCGAGGTCGTGCCGTCGGGCCACGAGACCATGATCCCCTGCCGGTGGGTCCGGGCGACGTGCCAGTTCGTGAGGACGATCCCGGTCGAGCCGCTCGCCTGGACGAGGACGCCGGACCCGTAGATCCGGCTCGGGCCGTCGGCGGCCGCGATCCGGCAGACCACGGGCCGGGGGCGGCCGCGGGCGGGGGCCGCGGGGGCCGACTCGGCGGCGGCGACGACATCGGCGGAGGCCCGGCAGACCGCCCCCGCCGGGGGCGGCGGCGGAGCCGGGGGCGGATCCGCGACGGTGCCCGAGCCGCAGCACACCGGGCACGGGTAGTGCATCGGGCCCGGGCCGACCAGGCGGTCGCCCTGGCAGTTGTCACAGTCGGCCGCGAGGGCCGCACCGGCGAGGGTCAGCCAGACGAGTAGGGATCGCATCGGTCATCCGGCGGGCCGGCTCCAGTCGTCGGGGAGGGTCATGGAGGCGATCGCGAACGAGCCCTTCCACGCCGAGCGGGCGGTCCGCTCGGAGTCGAACCGGGTCACGTCATAGGAGTCCGGGTAGGCCATGAGCCGTTGATCGGCGATCCACCGCGCCCACGGCACGGCATGCCCGCGGCGGCCGACGCTCACGACGAGCCCATGTAGGACGCAGCACACCGCCTCCTCGTAGGACTTCGGGAAGATCACCTCGAGGGGCCGGAAGTGTCGGGCGGTCTCCTGCCAGCCGTCGGGGAACCGCGAGACGGAGACCCACGGCCCGCCCGACTGGTTCGCGTTGCCGCGGCCGCTCGTGCCCTGGAGGACGTGAGGGAGCCCGTACTCGCGCGGCTGCAGCCGGTCGGGGAGCATGCCGCGACGGACCGCGATCTCCAGGACCTGGCGGACGTTCGCGCCACCCCACTGCCCGGGGTTCGCTTCGGCATAGACGGAGAGCGGCGACAGCCAGACCGACCCGTAGACGGTGGACTCGGGGTAGCGGTAGCCGGCCCGGGGCCCGTCGCGGAACGACACGCCCCGCGCGCGGTTCCGCGCGGCCTCGGCGTTCGCCCGTAGGGAGTGACAGGTACACTCGTGGGTCGGGTTCTGGTTCGTGTACCGGTCGATGTAGTTCAGCCCCCAGAGGCCGTGCCGATCGTTGTCGGCGGCGCGGTCGGCCCAGTCCTCGGGCTCGATCCACATCGCGTCCGGGAACTCGCGGGCCGCGTCGCCGCAGGCATCGCGGAGAGCGTCGGTCGTGTCCTCGGCCGCCAGGTGGTCGGGGTAGCCGTCGTGTTCGTCCGGGAACACGTCGATCAGCCGCGGGTCGATCGTCATGGAACGGCCCTCACGATCTGCTCGGCGTCGTCTGGGGCCTTCACGATCGCGAGGACCGTCGAGCCCGACAGGACGACAAGGGCCGGCAGGCCGTCGGCCTTCGCGGCCGCGACCGCCTGGCGGAACTGCTCGGGGATCGTGCCGGCCCCGTTGGTGGTGTCGGCCTCGAGGAGCGTCGCGACGATCTGCCGCTCCCGGTTGAGCCGGTTCAGGCCGACCGTGACGCCGACCGGGACCGCGGTGTGGTCCTTCTCGTAGACGTAGACGGCCGCCGTCGCCGGGCCGGGGGCGGGCGCGGTGATCGACGGGACCGTGGGCCACGGGATCGCGGGGAGCGGCGGTAGACCGCCGAGCAGGACGAGCCCGGCGGCGAGCAGGACGAAGGGCCTCACGCGCGGGTCTCCGGCTTCAGGAGCTCGGCGTGGAGCTGAAGGGCGATCGCGACGGCCTCGGTCTTCCCCTGGGCCCGGAGCCGGGTCGCGAGGTCCGACACGATCCGAACGTCGTCGGTCGGGATCGCCGAGCCGGTGCCGAAGACCCTCAGGCCGCGGACCTTCTGGGCGAGCAGGAACAGGGCATACGCGACGAGGGCGATTCCCACGGCGTACTGGACGTAGACGAAACTCACGATGTGGGCTCCTCGGGTAGGGAATCGGCGATGGTGTCCGCGATCGCGACGGTCTCGCGGACGAGCTCGACGCCTTCGGGCGTTCGCAGCACGGCGGAGAGCCGGGCGGCGAGGCGGTCGTCGAATCGGCTCGCGGTCTTCTCGGCGACCCACTCCAGGAGGTCGCCGATGATCACGGCCCGCTCCCTCGCGTCGAGCGTGGTCGAGAGCCGCCGCAGGTAGCCGAGCAGGGGCGACCACGCGTGCAGGAGCCGGAGCTGATCGACGATCGGGAGGGGCATGTCACCTCCCGCGGAGGAAGGCGAGATACTGCTCGAGCACGCCGCCGGCGATCGCCAGGACCAGGGCCCGCACGGCCGGCCTCGCCAGGACCCAGAGCGGATAGGCGGCGACCGGGATCGCGTAATCGGCGGTCGCGTCGAAGAGCCGGCCCACGGCGTCGAGGGCGAACGCCTTCTTCTCGGCCCCCGACATGAGCCGGACGCCTTCGAGGGCGGGGACGACGAGACGGAGCAGGGCGAGCAGGAGCTCGCCGAACTCGGCCCACGTCAGGCCGTCGGAGGCCCGGGCCTTTGCGACCTGGATGAACTTGTAGACCTGGTCCAGGATGCCGGACTCCTGCCCGGCGGCTGCGGTGGCGGCGGCGGTCGTGGTCACTTTTTTCGTCTCCAGACGGCATGGGCGGGGACGACCTGGCGGCGACGCTGCCGGCAGGTCTGACACTCGACGTAGCGGACCTGGCGGTCGCCGGCCCGTTTGCTCGACTCGACGCGGCAGCGACCGCCGCAGGTGGGGCAGGTGCTGGTCACGCCTTCACCCCGACGACGTAGATCTCGACGACCGCGACCCACTGGACCGTGAGCGAGACGGAGGCCCCGGTGGCGGTCGCCGGTGTCGAGAGCGTGATCGCCGTCCCGCTCGTGATGCTGGCGACCGTCGCGCCCGCGGGGATCCCGGTCCCGGAGACCGCCATCCCGACGACCATCGACGCGGTCGACGCGAGGCCGGTCACGGCGGTCGAGCCGTTCGTGGTCGCCCCGGTGGCCGAGATCGCGGTCGCGTTGTTCGTGAACTTCACCGTTCGGGACGATGCCGTGACGGGGAGCCCGTCGACCGGCGCGTAGTGGATCGCCACGCCAGACTTGCCGACGTTGTGGCCGGTGATCTGCGACCATCCGTCCGTCGCCCCCGGCTCGACCCGCACGGTCGCCCCCGGCGACGTGTTCCGGATCGTCAGACTCTTGATCGACGCCGGGGCCGCGTAGACGACCGAGCCGAAGATCACGGACTCCAGGAGCGAAACGTCGAGCGTGGCCGACGCCGCCGCGTTCAGCGACAGGACGCCCGACCAGTAGAGGTTCGCCTGCCCAGCGCCGCTGCCCTCCGGGAGGTCGGTCCGAAATGTCGCCTCGCGGGCGATCGTCACGTCCCCATCCGAGAACGTGGTCCGAAACTGCACGGACCCGACGTGAGTCAGCTTGGTCGACATGCTCGCTCCCGGTCAGACGTGGGCCTTCATTCGGGCGACGGCGGCCGCGGCTGCGGCCCGGGCACCGGCCAGGGACGAGACCCGCAGGGCCCGGGTCGGCTTCGCGTCGGTGGCCGAGACGATGCCCTCGGGGTAGTCGTCGACCCACACGTCGACCGCCAGGCCGGCGGCGGCCGCGGCGTCACGCTTCTGGGTGTTCGCCCCGCAGAGGATCAGGTCGGAGACCTCGAGGTCCGCGAACGCCAGCCGCAGCTCCTCGCGGTTCGCCTCGTCGTTCTCGCGCCGCGAAATGCAGACCACGCGGTTCCCGGCGGCCGTCGCCATGCCGACGAACGACCGCCAGAGGCCGGGGGCCGCGGTCCAGGTCCGATCGTAGTCGAGCGAGATCACGAGCCCGCGGCCCTCGCTCCTGTGCTGGACGAGCCCGCGGGCCGCCTTCCATGCCGACAGGGAGCGAAGGCCGACGGAGCTATTCGGATAGGCGGCGTGGGTCACCGGCGAAACGTCGAAGATCGCCGCCTCGGTGATCGTGCGGGTCACGTTCCCGGCGGGATCCTCGTCCCACGACTCGCCCCGCGCTTCGGTGAGCGAAAACGCGAACGACGACCCGAAGATGTACCGGTCGCGAATCAGGGGCACGACCTCGGCCGTCGTCGGCGTGCCGACCGGCGGGGTGGCCCGGAACACGAGACCCTTGTCGGTCTCCTGGATGTCGAGCGTGCCGTTGGTGGTCCGGCCGAGGACCGCGGAGTCCTGGTGGTTGTACTTCGCGACCACGTCGGCCTTGCCTCGCGGGTCGTTCGGTGCCCGGTCGAGGTACTTCCGGAAGGCCCCCGGCATGAAACGTTCCTTGAACCCGCCGAGGTCCACGGACCACTTGTTCCATGGCGGGGCCATACCGACGATCACGGGCCGGCCGTCGTCGCGGGTCTCCAGGCGGAGCTCGACATCGGGGTCCGCAGACTGCGACAGGTAGCGCGTCTCGATCTGGTTCGACATGCTCACTCCCCTTCGGTCTCGATCGGCGTGGCCGACAGTTCCGATACCCGCTTCCCGACCGTGAACTCGGTCGGCTCGTCGTCGAAGTACACGCGGACGCTCGCGGCCGGCTCGGCCTCGGTGGCGGTGATCGCGTAGGCCGAGCCCTCGACGCCGAGGACGCCGTCGGTCATCAGGTGCTCGATCACGCCTTCGCCGCCGGCCCAGTACACGCGCTGCCCGAGGCGGAAGCCGCCGGCCTCGGTCACGTCGTCGCCCGGGGAGTCGTCGGTCGTCTCGCCGGTGTCGTCGGCCTCGTCGTCCGGCGTGTCGTCTGCCGGCTCGGTGACGGCGGCGGGCGGCTGGCCTCCGGCCGCCCCGGCCTGGGCGGCCGCGGCGTCGAGCGTCGAGAACCCGAGCTGGACGAACGTCTGGTTCGCCGCCGGCGTGTCGAGCAGGTCGAAGTCTTCGCGGTCGCGGATCTCGTTGGGCGTGATCGCCCCCATGTTCCAGAGGCTTTGATAGAGGGCCGCCCGGCCCGCGGTGTCGGCCCGCAGGATGCCGCGGGTGTCGAGCTTCGCGTAGACGTTCTCGCCGTAGACCGGCTGGAGCGCCATGTCCACGGGCGACTCCATCCGGCGGGCCCACGGGAGGAGGCACCAGACCTGGGCGGAGAGGTGCTCCTGCTCCACGGTCGAGTATTTGTTCATCTTCGAGTCACCGAGGAGCGTCGAAGGCACGCCCCAGTGACGGCATACGTCGGGCAGGATCGCGTCGCGCAGCTCTTGGAACTGCGAGGCCTCCATGCTGTTCGACTCGATCGGCTTGAGCCGTGTCTTTTTGGGCAGGACCGCGGCCTTCCCGCGGTTCTCGGCCCCGCCGTAGGCCTGGTGCAGCATGTCCCGCAGGGCGTCGACCGCGGCGTCGGGGACCTTCTCGTCCGTCTCGAGGACCATGTCGGGCCGGGCGGAGTTGCTCCAGAACGCGGTGGCCGCGGTGTCGAGCTGCCTCGCGAGGTTGATACTCGTCGCGTTCATCTCGGCCGGGGCGTGGCCGACGATGCCGTTATCCGAGATCCACCGCCAATGGAGCACGGGACCGGGGATCGGCTCCCATTGGCCTTTCTCGGTCCAGAACTTGTAGGTGAGCGAGTAGTCGACGGCCGACTGTTCGACCTTCACTCGGGACGGGTGGAGGGGGATCAGTTGGGTCATCCACCCGCGATCGCCCGAGACCACGCGGGCGTAGCCGTTGCCGTGGAGGGCGGTCCAGTAGGCCTGGAGGACGTAGAAGTCCCAGGCCGACTGCCAGTTGTTTGGACGCTTCCGCAGCGTGTAGGCGCAGGGAAGGTCGGCCTTCTCGCGGCGGCCGTCCGGCCGCTCCTGCATGATCTGCATCGGGCAGATGCCGACGGCCTGGGCGATCCACCGGACGACCCCGAAGATCGCCGACACGCGGACCGCGGTCTCGGGGCCCACGACAGACGGCAGGATGTCGCCCCACGTCCCCGGCACCGGGAGCGAGGTCCGTCGGATCGAGATCACGCGCGGGGCCGCGGCGGCCTTCGCCGGGGTCCGGCGGCGGCTGCCGCGGCCTCCGGGTGTGGCCGGGCGTTTCTTGGGGCTGGGCATGCCCGCCAGTTTCCCCCGGCGGCCCCCGGCAGAATCTCGACTACAGGAGTCGGATCTTCCAGTCGTCGAGGTTCGCGGCCTCGCCGGTGTCCTCGTCGGTGGACGCCAGAGCGAGCGCGTTCACGAGAGCCGCGATGCCGTCGATCTTCTCGTTGCTCTTCGCCTTGTCGGGTTTGATCATCCCCGTGGGGTCCGTATACACGCAGACATTGTTCGCGTTGAACGTCGCGACGGGGTTCCCGCCCGTGCGAAGCCGGCCCTCGACGACCAGGGCCTCGAGGAGCTTGCACGAGGAGTTCAGGTAGGCGGTCCGCTGCGGGATGTCCTTCGTCGTGATCCCCTCGCGCTGGAGGAGTGTCTCCAGGGCCCCGGCCTGCCACGGGTCGCAGCCCACGGCCTTGATCTCGTGGGCCTCGCCGAACGCGATGATGTCCCGAGCCACGGCCTCGTGATCGAGCCGGTGGCCGTCGGTCACGGTCACCCATCCGTCGCGGATCCACGCGTCGTACGGGATGCCCTCGCGGACGCGGTCGGCCACGGTCTCGCTCGGGACCCAGTACTTCCAGACGACGGAATAGGAGCCGTCCGATTCCTTGAAGACGAACGCGGCCGCGGTCATGTCGAGGTTGCTCGCCAGGTCGACGCCGACCCAGCACGGCCGGCCCTCGAGCGGGGCGAGCGGGGCCGATCCGCACTTCGCCCAGTCGTCGCCCTGGAAGAAGCGGGCGTCGGCGGCCTGCCAGACGTTCAAGGAATACCTGAGGAACTTCGACATCTTCCGCGGGTCGGTCTTCGCGTCCTGGTAGTCGGCCGCGAACTCGTCCTCGGGGAAGGCGACCCCCATCGAAGGGTTCGCCTTTCGCCAGACGGCCGGGTCGGCGTAGTTGTCGGTCTCGGCCGCGGCGTAGATCAGACCGTAGAACGTCGGGTTCACCTTCGGGTCCGCGATCACGAGCTCGCAATCCTGCCACCATCGCCAGCCGATGCCGTTCCGATCGGAGCCCGCCGTCGAGATCGAGATCACGAGACCGTTCGCGGTGCCGCGCGTGGCGTAGATCAGGGCGTCGACCAGATCCGGCGAGCGGAAACTATGGATCTCGTCGAGGATCACTGATCCGTTCAAGCCTTCGTTCCTCCACGAGTCGGAGGACAGGCAGCGGATCTCCTTCCCGGTCTCGCGGTTCCGGATGATCGACCGCGAGTCGATCACCTCGAGGAGCTTCGAGAGCGTGGGCGAGGCCTCGACCGATTGGCGGACCATTCGATACATGGTCCGCGCCTGCAGGCGATCGTTCGCCGCGAGGAACACGTCCTGGGCGGGGGCGTGGCAGGTCGCCATGTACTGGGCGAGCTGCGACATCAGCGAGCTCTTGCGGTTCTTCTTCGGGACGAAGATCCCGGCCCGCCGGAAACGGAGCCGGCCGTCGTCGCGTCGCCAGCCGAAGAGCGGACGCAGGACACGCTCCGCCTGCCAGTCGATGAGCTCGATCCGCTGCGGGTCACCGCCGCGTTCGTCTGGGTGACGGCATAGCGTCTGGATGAACTCGACCGGGGCCTCGGCCGCCTCGGCATCCCACTGGTAGCCGGCGACGTACTCGGGCCGCTTCCGAGGGTCAGCCGCGGACGCGGAGCTTCGCGAGGGTCGCGGCTTCGGGGTCTTCGACTGGCGCTTCGCCATGAGTGATGTCCTGGGGGATCCGGCCGGCGGCGGCCGCCGTCAGGCCGAACTCCCGGGCGAGCATGACGTAATCCCGCCGCGAGTCACGCAGGAGCCGGGCGACCGGCGACGGGGCCTGGCCCTTCTCGGTCGCGGTGATCCAGCCCTCGGCGGCGACCTGCTCGGCGAGCTGCTCGGCATCGGCAAACAGGTGGGCGAGCAGGCCGAACGTCTCGGCCCGGTCGGCGGTCAGCCGGCCGTCGGCTTCGAGGTCGGCCGCGTGGGCCCGCCAGAACCGGGCGGCCGCGGGCCTGGCGGTGACGGAGGCGGGGGCCTTCACCGCGCGCGGTGCGGGGGCGGAGCCGGGGGCCGGGGGCGCGGTGCCGATCGCTCCGATATGGGCCGCACGGGCGACCGCTGCTCGGCTGCGGGCGGAGTTGGGGTCGGGGTGGCGGCCGCGGCGGCCCATGGGCGACTCCTGGTTCGAGAAAAGGCGTTCAGAAATCCGCGTCGAGG